GAGGATGGTCTCGACCGATATGTCGCTGATGCAGGCAGCCGCGTGGCCGCCATCCTTGTTCGGGACGCAGGTCGAAATGTCGTCATGCAGCCGGTGGCATGGCCAGCACGGCACGCGATTCTGATCGGCGTGCAATGTGACGGTATTGACCCAATGCTTGGTGATGTTCTCGACGCTGGCGTGCGAGACCGTCATGATCTTCGGCATCGGCTCCATCGCGACGGCCCAACCGGAACCGGTATCGGGCGTGATCACCAGATCGGATTGCAACAGCAGCGCCAGCGACGGCCGCAGGCCCCAGCGTTTTTCTTCCGGCAGCTTGCTATGCGAGATCGCAATATAGACGCCATCGCGTGAACCATTCTGGCGGACCACATGCTCGCGCATCTGATCGGCCATGTCCTTTTGCTGGTCGCCGATGCCGGTCATCACCACCGGCACATTCATTTCCTTGATGATGCGGGCAATCGCCATCGCGCCGTAGGGATGGATTTTATCGACGCGCGATCCCGAGATCACCCACGACACAAAGCGCGGGCCGAAGTTAGCGCGCTTGAACACTTCGGCGTTGGCCCTTTCCTCCTCGGTCGGAAAATACAACGGCCCCGGCTCAAACGGTACACCGACGATCTCGCAGGCGGTGTCGAGATAGGAGCCCGCGCACAGCTTGCGCCGGTACTCGACCGGCCAATGAAAGGCGGTGTTGCCGTAGTGCAGCGCGTGCCGCGTCTCGCATGAGTTGGAGAGGTTGACGAACAGATCGTACTCGTGCGCGCGCGAGGCAAACCACTTGTGCCAGTCATTGCCGCCGGGCAGATCGCCCTCGCGCTTGACCGCCAGCTTGTCGATGAACGGATTGTTGAGAAAGACGGCGCTCGCCGTCTCCGAGGTGATCACCTCGACCATGTAACCCATGCGCTTGAGCGGACGCAGGACGACTGATGCAATGAGGTTATCGCCGATCCCGCCGAGGCGGGCGATGCAAGCCCATCCCTTCATGCTTTACCTATTTGCTTACCGTCCGCACCTTCCAGCGTACCGTCCTTTCTCATGATCATCACGTTGTCATCATTGATGGTCATGCGCGGCCGGATACCCATTGCGTCAGTTGCTGCCTTGACGCGCAGCACGGTGTAAATCGCCATCGGTTTGAAACCCGGCGCTGGTGACCAGCCATTGGCGGCAATCTCGTCGAGCCGCGTTTGCAGGTTTTCATCGATTGGTAGCAGTATGATATCGTGCTCGATTTCCATTTTTTTGTTCCTCAGAGTTTGATCATGATGTTCCAGAAGGCGGATGGCTGCATGACGTTGTGCGAACCGCCACTGCCGCCTACGTTACCGGTGACCTTGACGAGGGTCACATTGGTGACTGCAGTCGAACCACCGGCCTCGCCGGAACCGGCAAATTGATTGGACTGACTTACGGACTCGTACGTATCGCCGGTCAGAAACGTGCCAAGGTTTGCCGGAATTTCCGCTGTGGTCAGCGTGTGATTTTCTTCGCCAAGCGTTTGTCCGACCGTCCGCGCCGAAAGCCCAACGCCAGCCCCGGCGATGCAAAGAGCACGGCCTAACTGCTTGGTGAGCGAGAGTTGTTTGTTTGCGCCCCAATCCGCCGCCGCACTTGCGCCGCGCCCGCCCGTAACCGGCGCGTAAGTGTTGGGGATATTGTTCCAGATCAGCGTGTAAAGCGCCTGATAAGCGGTGCCGGTGTGGGTCGCGCCTGAACTCGCATTGCCGATGGTGCCGTCATCCATCATAACCCAATTGGCGTCGGCGACGGTTTTGAGCGTCAGTTTGGCATCGCCGGTCGTGAACGGCGTGGACGGCGTTGATTGCGAAGCGATGGCCTGTGCCACCCGCAGCGCGGTCATGCCCTTGATATTGTCGGTTCCGGCTTCTGCCTCCGCCTGCGTGGCAATGGCCTTGATCAGTTGCAGGGCCGCAATGGCCTGCTTGGTGCGCAGCGGCGTCATCGCCGGAAGATCGGTGACTCCGGCTTCTGCCTCCGCCTGCGTAGCGTTCGGAACCGTAATCGTGCGGTCGACCGACAGGTCACCGCCGCCGGTCGCAAGCCCGGCCGCAGTGATGATGCGCGTGGCCGGAACAACAGCAGGGCCGCCAGCAGGATTGAAACCAGCGTCTTTTAAGCCCTTTGGCGTAATCGCCTTGGTGTCGTCGGTACCTGTAATGATGGTAGCAGAATCTGCCTTCGTGACCGTAATCGTAAGATCATTCGCCAGACTGCCACCACCGCTGGCGAGGCCGGACGTATTGATCAGCCGCGTCGGTGGTACATCGCCCGCTATGCCGGGCGGTCCATCGGGCCCGGGGGCCCCGCGAGGCCCGGCCAATCCTTGAGGTCCCTGTATGCCGGGGTCGCCGGGTTCGCCTTTGGGGCCCATTGGGCCCTGCGCCGGAACGTCGATCACCACAACATCAGTCATCGTGTTGGTCCAATCGCGTGGGTCAGCGTGCCGCGCCAGATGTCCTCGCGCAGGCCGTCAGGTCGAAGCAGGATGAGGCTGTGCACGTATTCGCCGGGAGCCATGTCCGCCATCTGCGCGCGCATGATGCGGATGTTGAACGTGGTCAGTTTGCCATCGATATCAGGAAGGAAATCGATATCGCCATCATCGACGCTCAACGACACAAACACCTCCGAGTCGTCGGGGAGCTTGCGGACCATCATCATCAAACCGAAACCGGTGAAATCGAACGGCACGTCATTGGTCATCCATTGGAACGCCCGCGAGAAATCGGCGTCCGAGAATGTCGTGATGTTGACCACCGCCGCTTCCGCCATGCGTCCTCACAGGTTCAGGTAGTAATCCGTAGCAATGGGATCAGGGACGAATTCGCACAGACCCCACGCGCCGTTGATCCAGCGCGGCCACAGTCCTTTGCCACAGCGCGGCGGCGGGATAATCGTCGCGTTGCCGGGGATCAGCATCCGGCCAAGTGTGCGCGGATCGCAGTCGCTGGCATCGAGTTGCTGTTCGCCGAGATAGAATCCGGTCGCGTAGTCGTACAGGTAGACGATCATCAGCCGTCCACGATGCAAGCCGTGACCACGGTGTTTCTGGTGCGCGTTTCGAGGCCGGTGTTTCCATTGATCGACGCAGCACCGGACAGCGAAGTCACTTGAGCACCTGTGACGCCCCACGCAGGATTGTCGCCACCAGCTTCTGTTGATGTGAAGCTATTTGTTTGAAACCACATCACCGGGAAGCCGGGACCGGGTATATATCCCGATTCTGGATTTGCGATTAGATTATGTATCGTCACGTTCGCAGTAATCGAGAACTCACCGACCGCGTCTTTTTGCTGTATCGTTAGCAACCGACCGCTGTCAGCGCCGCGCCCGTCATCCCAAAAGCGCAAGAACTCGGCACGGAAGTCTGGCAAGCGAAAGGTCGTCGAGCCGTCGCCGCGCGAAAATGCCGCCCACATCCGGTTCGCCGGGGTCTGCCACTCAGTTTCATTGACGATGCGGCTGCTGGTGTTGGCAAAAGTCCACAGCAACGGATGCTCCGAACGCACGAGCATGGCCCCATTGAGTTTCAGGGTGCCGGGGAATGCGGTACTGCCCGGTGTCAGGATGATGCTGCCACACGGCCCGAGATTGGCGGCTGGCTTCGGAATGAGGCCGGTGAACTGGAACGCGGAAGCGCTGGCGGAATAGATCAGCAACATGATCTGTCCGATCACGGCATCACCGGCCTGTAATGGCTGGCCGTTACCGCGAATGACCGGGACCGGTGCGAGCGCGTTCACCTTGATGGTTGACGGGCCGGTGATGTCGTTGGCCAGCTTGACCTCGATGGTCGTACCGCCAACCAGTGACGTGATCGGCGGCACAAAATTCGCGATCAGTGCGTTGGTGGTACCGGTATCCGCGATGTAGGGAATGTAGACGTTGTAAGTATTGTTGATCGTGTCGCCGCCGCCGCTCGGCAGCGCACCGCCGCCCATATAGGAATTGAACTCCCAATATCCGGCATCATTCCAGACGGCTCCGAAAATAACGCCGTTCTTGATTTCGTCGGCGACAAGTTCGGAGCCATCGGCATGACGCAGCGCGTGAGCGATGTTGTCGATCTGTAGCAGCGCCGGGCCGGTATTGTTGGCCGATGCCTTGATACGCAGCGGCATGCCCGGCGTCATCGAATTGCCGATGGGCGGGTCAAACTCAACCGCGACCGTGTTAGCGGGCACCACACCGCCGCCGATGGCAACGGCATAGTTCATCCGCTGGCTGCGCATCGCGAGCAGGAGTTGCGCGAGATCGGCATCGTCCGACACCATCTTCGCGCCCTCGATGGCGGCGATGATTTCGCGCTGCGGAAATTCGACTGCCTCGGCCGGGATGATCGAGCCTTGCCGGGCGATACTCGGATCGCCATTGATATAAGGTGCATCAGGATCGTTGATGCCGTAAGGCTGGTGATATCGCATTGTTTCCTCTTAGGGCGTACCGGCCATCGGGCCGCCGTGCGTGAGACCGGAATAATCGAAAACGATTTCGGTGTGGGCGGGCTTCCAGCGGTCGAGCAGACATTCGAGGTCTTTGGCCAAACCAATGATCAGGTGCGGATCGACGCCGACCTCACCGCCGATTGGTCCGGTCCTGAACCACGTCAGACGCGGATTGCCGATGTGGATGGTCCAGTAAAATCTCAGTTCAGGTGGCCCGAGATACCACCTCATGTTTCCGGTGGTGCCGCCAACCGCGATCTCGTCGTGCGAAGTATCCCCAACCTTGGAGATACCGCACATATACGGCGCGAACTCGCTGATCTGAATCTCGTAGCCGAGCCAGTGCATCACCTCGACAAAGAACGCCCGGCTCTGCCCGCCGAGCAACGTCATCTTGAGCATGAGGACGCGATGACGGTCGGCTAGGCCTTGAAGCTCGCCGAAAAAGCACGGATCGGGCAAACCCCAATTGCGTTCCCAATCTGTAAAAGTTTCGATTGCGATGCGGGGGTCGGTCTCGATTTCCAGCAGATCGGCGGCGCGCGAATCAACAAAGCCCCAGTACTCAACAAGTCCGGCACAGGTACGGACGAGCGTGGTATCTTGTTCACGCGGCCAGCCGATGCCCTTCGGCAGCAATGCCAGAAAGGCTTGCAGGTAATCGCTGCCGTTGCGGCGGACGTGCCGATCCGGTATCCGATCAGTCATAGACGACGCTCCCGAGCACCGCCATGTGACCGGGAGACGGCATCACGTCATCTTCGTTATTGGCAAGATGAAAGGAGACAACGGTCGGCGCGCTGATGATCGCGAAGCTTTTCCATGCCGCAAAGATCGTCTGCCCCGGCGCGGCGTACTGGAGTAACATTTCGCGCAAACTCTGCTCAATCTCGCCGCGTGTACTCTGGTTGTCGGGCACGAGTTCGTCGATCACGCAGGTGATCTCAAACTTGATTGGTGCCACCACAAAGAAATCTTTTACAGCCACCGGCCGCTTGCTGTTGATGTACGCCTCGACCTCATCGACATCCTGCTGCAGCGGAAAGCCATCGTTGTCGGCGCGCAGGTCGTCCATCATGAAGCGAACGGTGACCGTGCCAATGCCCATTTCGCTGGCCGCCCACGCCCGGGTGACGCCGGGCACTGCCAGTGCCCATGCCTCGTAGTCATACGCGGCTCCGCCCATGGGAGGTTGGCGGATGCGGCGCAGAACACGGGCGCGTAGCTCTTCG